GAATATTAGAAATGTACAATGTTCCGCCATCATAAAAAGCATTTAAGCTTCTTTCCTCAAACTCATCAAACCAACCAACAATTATCATCTCAATTTCTGACATGAGATGTGGTGGGATATTACTTTCTACTTTAGAGATGACTTTTTCTACATCCACATTATTAAGAGGATCTTTAAAAAATACGTGTAATCCTGTTGATGTATAAAAGTCAGTCTGCTGTTCCAACAGTTGCCTCTGTTTGTTGTGTAAATAATCTTTCAGCATCATCTAATCCTAATTGATATCCTCTTAAAAAATTTTCTTCTGCGAAGGCAAATACAAACTCTGGAAATTCAACAGCCAATACTTCTGCAATCATGTTGACAGTCACTTCTTCCTTATCCATCTTAGTTCCGACAAACTCTACGAGATAGTCTTTAAGCTCAGAGTCTCCCTTTTCAGCCGTCATAGCTAACATTGGGTTTTCGTGCATTTCAGTTTCGCTAATTACTTTTTCTTCACTCATGACAAGTTACTCCTTTAATAATAGTATAAATAAAAATTTAAATTTTGTTTACTATAATACTTTCGATGCAAGGGTTGCTAGTTCTGATCGTTCACCCTTTTTAAACGTTACGTGTCCTGCAATAGCATATTCTTTAAAATTTTCAATCGCATGTGCAAGACCGTTTGATGTCTCATTTACATAAACATTGTCAATTTGCTCAACATCGCCAGTTAACACAATCTTACCGGTACCAGAAATAGAACCGCTTAAGATGAAGTCTGAACTTGTGCCAAAGCCTAAATCAATCGTCACAGTCCCTGTAACGATAATATTATTAGAGATGGTTTTTGAAGCACCTCGTGATGAAGCTAAAAGTGTAGAACCATTATTAAGATAGAGAGTACCTGAACCGATTGAGTATGCATTATATAAATCATAACGACCTGAGGTAGATGTGGAGCCTGTATAGGTATTATTCCCACTAACCGTCAATTGACCTGCACCAGTATGATATAAATTACCCGAACCAGAGAACACGCCTGAGAAAGTAGCAGTCGAGGAGTTATTAAAGGTTAGATTACCCCCATTCAAGCTTAAATTAACATCAATATCTAGTGTTGCAGCATTAATTGAACCAGAATCAGACAAGTCAGTTGAAGCAATGGTGATGTTTGCCGTGCCATCAAAAGAGTTGCCAGCAATAGTTCGGGCAGTTTGCAAAGCTGTTGCCGTAGCTGCGTTACCTGTGGTGCTACCGGAACTACCTGTTACGTTACCTGTCACGTTGCCCGTCAAAGCAGCCGTGATGGTTCCTGCGGAAAAATTACCACTGGCATCGCGGGCAACAATCGTGCTTGCCGTGTTGGCATCAGTAGCATTGGATGTGACTGTGAATGTTGCGCCTTCACTGGCAGCAGACCCTGACAAACCAACGCCGCTGACTGCACCTGCGGCAACATAGTTACCAGATGTCTTGGTTCCCAACGTTACGGCATCATTGGCAATCCCCGCAGTATCAATCTGCGGACCTTCACCTGTCGTGCCATCGTGACTGTGGCCAGTAGTCCCGTTGAACGCAGACTGAATTGCATCAAACTCGCCATCCAAATCGGAAGCATTGATTACGTTACCATCTGCAATGTTGTTGGCCGTATCGTTTCTGGTATAGCCTGTACCCATTTGTTATCTCCTTCCGTATGTTCCATACTGCAACGTTGCAGCGTCTACAGTAAATACGGCATCTGTTTCAGTTCCGGTTGTTTCGTAAAGAATGGATACGGTAAACCCGGATCCTATTGTCTGCACCTCGAAGATTGCCTTCTGTTTTACCCCGTATGTGCCTGTCCCATATATTCCGTTTCCATACGTAATGGATGCGGCTGCATCTGTCGAAAGAACAGAATCAGGCTGTGTAACATTGGGCTGATCAAAATCAAACTTGAGGGAATACTCCAAGTCAAATGCACCATTCACATCCAGATATGTGGTCCCTTTGTAAATTGTCTTTCGCACATTCGGGTCGTTAAGCGGGACGAACGGAGTCGCAAAAGTCGCAGGTATGGGGTCACCGTCCAGTGTGTTTCCTTGTTCCATTTGATAGACATATCCGTCCGATGCTCCAAAATAAATGCGTTCTGCAAATCCATCATATTCACTAGTGACAACGTAGGCATTGAAGCCACGCAAGTCATTCCAAGATATACCCTCTTGAAGTTGCGTTCCGGCTATTGCCTTTGCTGCGTCATTCGCGTATCCACTGTTGTAGCCAAAGATACGATACTGGCTTTTCTCGCGGATAACTGTGCTGCTGAAACCCCCGGGGCTAGATGTAATCAGGTCTAGTATCTCTGTCTGGATAGGCTTGGATATCACACCCAAACTAAAGTCACCCACACGATCCGTAGCAGAAAACAAGCGAAGGCCATCCGGCCCCAAGAACATGATGTCACCACCAATTTCCTGCACAGTATCTACAGCAACACACCCCAAATCCCGGGAAACAGGTTGCAACTGGAAGTCATCGATGCTGCTTCCTGCCAATCGGTTGATAGTATTCTCACTGAATATAATCAACTGGTCGCGGAAAACAATCAAACCCGTTATGGTATCAGCTATATTTATTATACCACCACCGCTTGCACTTGTAAAGTCATCATCTTCATACGGCGCGGAGAAAACAAGGTCTTTCCCGTTAGCAAGGAATATGTGATTCTTGAAGTTGACGACCTGACTTGCACCCGATGTGTCTGTGGGCAACGAAGTTAGCTGCTCAAAGGTTGTGCCATCAAAGCGAAAAGGCTTACCCGTTCCGTCCACAACCATCAGCTTTTCAGTCCCATCGAAGTCATACTTCAGGAACCGAACCTTGCCGGATCCACCCAATGTGATCCCACCACTGCTGAAGGTAGCGTTGTCAGTTATCTGAGTCCAACCTGATCCAGACGAACGAAACAGATCGTCTCCCCGGGCTGCATACACGTTACCACCGTAGCGAACAATCCCACGAACATTCCCGGTATTGGACAGCGCAGCACTGTCAAACTTGTTGTAGCCTTCCACGCGGCGATATCCACCGAATACAGAGGGTTCAAAGTTGCGAAGAATCCGGGCGGAACCCGGAGCCTGTATGCCCTGCTGGAAAGGGGAGAGGTTTGTAATCAGGCCACCTTTGAACTCAAAGGCGTATGTCTGCCAACGATCTGGCATTTAGATAGCCCTCGCATACACGTTTTCATTTACAAGAAGAGTCCGCATGTGCTTGGTTCCCTGCTCAAACTTGCGGAGGGCCAGACTTGCAGACTCGAGATTGTCGCGGAACATATAGGCATGATACATAGCCCCATCAACTATGATATGCTTGAAACGGTAGGGGATTGTCGGAACGTCATCATAGGTGGTCAAGTCTGCCGGGAACATAAAGTATTCGTATTCGGCAGTGTAGGCTTTGTCCGGCATCGGAGCAAAGATGATATCACCATCCTGTGACCGAACAACATATTCGGGGACAGTCCCATTGGTTGTATCTGTCTCGTATTCCTGATCGATGTAGCGGTCAATATATTCATCGTAGGACATCTGCTTCAGATGAATTGCTGACCCTACCCCCAGCGTTGTATTGCGCTGAATACGGACAGTATCAAAGTCAACATACTTGGCGTTTTCCGGCAACGGGTAGCGGAGTTCCCCAGCAGTCATGGTGATGTCGTCCGTGTTGTGATTGAACGGCCAGTTGAAGTGCATCTGGTTAATATCCCGAACTGCACTGTTGATGCTGTCTTTTATTTGTGAGTAGAAGCCGGTTGAGGATGCAAAGTTGGAGGAGGTCAACTCCGGCTCGTTCAAGCGGCGGCATACTTCGTTGGATAGTTCAAGGTAATTATATGCCATCAGTTTTTCTCCACTACACGGATGCGAACTTCTTGTTCGATAACGGTTGCATCACTGGCGGTCATACGACAGACAATCTTGTAGGTCGTAAAGGCTGTGCCACCCCCCAAATAAATTGTTGCAACAGTGGTAGTATTTGTGCTACTTACGTATTGCAACCCATTTACTGTTTCACTAGCTGACCAAGTTTGCAGCACCCCGTCTGCATCATATATTTTCCAAACGATACTGGAAATCGTGTCACCTTCCAGTTGTTCTGTCCAGTTGATTGAGTAGTCTAGTTGATCGTCTGGATCTTTATCAGGCCATTTAAGAGACATTATGCAGCCCTTCTGTTCTGAGATGTTTGTTTTGGCTGGAGTTTAATTGTTCTCTGCCTACTGAAATCTGACGCATTAAAGACAGTAATAGCATCGGAAGGACTAAGTGAACCTGCAGCACTTGTCCCAGCAATGCCGGATACTTTTTCAGTAATGTTTGGTTGAAGGGTTCCTAGCTGCGTTACACCAACAACACTAAGCAACGCCTCCGTAGCCTGAACTTCAAAAGTTCCTAAAGAGAGAGTAAGCTGGGGGATTCCTGTTACGATAACACCCCGATTTATAACTACGCTGTTTTGTTGTCCCGTAGCAGACACACCAGAGATGGAGATTGTCCAATTAGGTTTGATAGTGCCAAGAGATAACGTGGCGGGAACGCTGTCTACCCGTTCTGTCAAATCAATCTCAAAGCCCGTTATAGCGACTGAAGCAACAGTTGTTGTTGCCGAAACGCCAGCTACAGGTTCCGAAATATTTGCTTGAATAGAACCTAGACTAGATGTTCCTACAGCTTGGGGAAGATCCGTTAATACGGTTGTTCCATAAAAACTATTTCCGTATGTCCCGGTTCCGTATATTGGTTGATATACGGTAGCCATAGCCTAACCCCTATGCAATGCGAATGATTGCGTTGGATGCGTTAGCAGCAGGAAATTCAATAGTCAAGTCACCAGCAGTAGCGGACACTGTGCCACCAAAATCAATGACAGCAATCGCTTTGTTACCCTGTGAGGCATTGTAAATAATACAACCATCCGCAGACACTGTAACATTGCTAAATACTTCATCGGTGAAATCAACAATGGCTGTAGAACTATCCAACGAAATGGCTGCACCATCGAGGACCTGACCACCAGCAGAGTAACCAGTTCCAGATGCCTCGTCTGAATTGCCCGTCACATCGGAATAGTTAGTTGTGCTGGCATTATACGTGCCAGTTGGGGTTGCTTTGATCAGTGCCAGCTTAATTGAATCTGTGTCAAGATCGTGGGTTCCACCCAGCAACTCTTGCTTGAAGCTGTTGCACATTGCAGTTGTAATTGCCATAGGTTTTCTCCTTAAATTGGCAGGTTAGTTCAGAGAAGTTTCAAAAAATTCTTCTATGGATATTGAAACGTGAACGGCACTGTTTGCACTTGCAAGGCCGCGAATCTTGTCATCCTTGACAAGGAAAAGAGGGTAGTCTGTAATCTGAAGCAACGAATTTGGTTGCAATTCTACAGTTTCCGCAAGGGTATGATATGTCGTTGTCGCAGCTTCATACCAATCCAAGCTAAACGTAACAGCAGAGGAAGACGCATTGTTGATATAGATGCTATTTACGTCTGCTGTAAAACGGGCAGGAACAGTGTAGATATCCTGATTGGATGTCGTCAGTTCTAGGGGAAGGGTGCGTTTCTTGCGGCGATCCATCTTATACCCCGTTAGTTAAATCATAAAAGATAAGAGAACCAAGAGCAGACCCAGCAGGTGTTCCTGAAACGGCTGTTCTAATTCCAATAGTCATAATATCACTTGTTCCACCGATTGTTCTGCCAAGTTGAAGTGACCATTTGTATCCCGTAGGAGCATCCACACCACTACCAGATTGAACAGTATTGGTAATGTAATCTAGTTGTATTATATCGCCACCTGTCATAGCAGTAGCACTTACATCATAATCTACATTGGTAAAGGTGCTAGTATTCCACGATGCGCCAGTTAATGTGGGATTGCGTACAAGAGTGATAATGTAGTCTTGTCCAGTAGTAGGTAGCACCTTTACTATTTGTGGAAGTATAACAGCGTCAAGAGAACCGGAGTTTAGCCTCAACGAAATTAGCGGTTTAGGTGTAAGCGCAATATTGGTAAGTTCAGTAGTTCTTTGGGCTGCAAGTTCTACAACATCTTGCTGATAACCACCTTCACTAGCAACAGTACTACAGATTTGACGAAGCGTTGCGCCAGAAGACAAAGCACCTGTAGCGGTAATTTCATACCTAACAGGAAGAATGGCTGTCTTCATATAGACTTTATCTTTGACATTTTCATTGTGGAATATGTGAGCAATTACAGGTTTGCCGTGGGAGTAGAAGCCACAGCGCACATCCCCGACACCAAGCCACTCAATATCAAAAAACAAAATCTGTGATTTGGTAAAGTCTAGCGTAATACCACTTGGACCTGTGCCATCAAACTTATCTACGTTCCAGTTTGCCTGTGTAACATATTCCGTATCATCAACAGAACCGCTAGTAGATTTGCGAAGAACAAAACGAACGTCTGTATCATTCTGCTCTAAATACAAACCATCGTTAGCACCAAAGTATCCAATACGCTGACGAAGATTTGTTTGCGTGGGGGCCATGACAAACGTCATAAGTGCAAGCAAACTTTTCCCCGGCTGATATGGAAACACTCTTTTTGTTTGGCGTATAACCTCATCACCAGATGCGGTTGTAACTGCCATAGCTACGCTACTTTCGTTGGACAGGTGAGTTGCTGTGGCAGAACCTGAAGTAGCAGTATCAAACTGTGGGTCTATCTGAAATCTATTCTGGCTGTCAAATAAAGTATATGGTTCACTTACACGCAATCTACCAAATGCATCAGTAGTACTACCATCAAATGTGACTACATTGCCATTACCCGTGCTAGTCAGGCGAACAAGATTTGGGTAGGACGTAATCGACATCAGCTAGTTTTTCTGTAGGCTCGTGTTTTCTTGGCTATCTTCTTCGGCTGCTTAGATACCTGCTTGCCCGCCCGCGTTGCCTTACGCTTCGCACGAGTCGTGGCCGCATACTCCTTTGCCGATAGAGCCTTGATCGCTTTCTCCGGCAGATAGCGTTCTCCTGTTGCTTTGGGACCTTGAGTAGAAGGCTTACCGGACTTGGTGCGCCACTTCTGCTTAGTCCAACTCTTCAAGGAACGTTGGCTCTTCTTCAACGCCATCGATATCTCCCATAGTCAAAAAGGAAATCGCAGCCAGCTTGTCATTAGCGGAGACCCATCCTTCAAGGGCAGTGTCCATTTCTTTGAGAAGATCGGGATGTTCTCCAATAGCCGCTGGATTTGACAGGTAATTTTCGAGAATATATTCTGCATTTTTCATCTGCGCTTTGTAAGTATGTTTGAGTGCGTCTACAGCCAACTTTTTCATAAGGAACCGCCTTTCACTGTATTATACAGGTCACAGTTGATTTAGGCAACAGTTTTTATCGGTTTATGTAAAGCCAGATAACAAACGCTACGAAAATAACTATCGCAATGAATAGCCCAATTAAAGCAACTATCTCGACAAACTTCCTGCGGCGTTCCCGTTGGCGATACAAGGTTTCCTGCCGTTCCTTGCGAATCTTGCCTTCCATGCGAATGAGTTCTTCCCATGTCCCAGCCTTGCAGGTGTATTGGATTAACTGCCGTAGCTGGTCCCGCTGTTCCTGCACCTTGCGCTTGTGCATAACAACTTCGAGGGCTTCTTGTTCTACGGACTTGCCCGCGAACATCTTCTTAAATATAGGTGGGTTCTTGGCCTCTTTCTCTGCCTGTTCTATGTCAGACAAGGCCCCCATCCACCGGGAAAGGTCCCCTACCATCGACTCAATGTCGCGGCCTATTTGAAAACCCTTCTTTAATGCACCAAAAGCCGCCGAAGCGGTAGCCATCGCGGTGACTGGATCCATGTTAGTATACCTCTACGCTTTTCGTATTCACAAGTTTGGGTATACAATAGACTGTGGCTCTGTCTCGTCTGTCTATTGCGTCTAGGCTTGAGTGGGTTCCATATCTCTTTGCAATCTCCGCTGCAAAAAAATTACATTCCAAGATGGAACGGAAATACATATCGTTACTTGCGAGATAACGTTCGTCTCCTACGCCAAGATATACGAGAAGCAAGAAGACGTGTTCCATCCGATTTTCTTTTCCGTGAGTTTCTCCAGCGGGATAGTCGGGCTTGGGCTAACCGCATAGCTAGTCCCTATAGCCACCCCCGGCTTTCTTGTAAGCAGCAGCAAGCATCTGGGCCTTACGTGCTGACCACTGACCCGGGCGACCGCCCTTGCTGCCAGCCTTGATACGGTTGAAGATGCGCTTTCTCATTCCGGGCTTAGTGTAGTTGCCAGCCTCATTAACTCGACTTTTGCTCTTAACTTTACCGCCTTTTTTGTAGCCAGTCTCTCCAATCGTGCCGCCTTGCGCTTTCTTTTCAACGCCCGTGATTTTGCCAGCATTGGCTGTTGCGTAGAAGACCTGCTCACCCTTCTTTCCCCCGTATGTGCGTTTCATGCTTGCCATGATATCTTTGCCTTTTTTAGTGAGGGGCATCAGGTCTTCTCCATATCACCAGAGTATGTTTTCATTTTTCTGTGGATAGGCTTAACGAAGGGGGAGTTGCCTAGATACTTACCTTTGTTATCATACACAAACCGCGCTACAGAATCAGAAAGTCTAGGCGGGGGAGTAGGGCGATCACTATACCCCTTTTCCTTTGACGGAATTGCTTTTCTTGGCTGTATGTATCTCATGGTTACTCCCCATCCTTCATCATCTTGCAGAGACGAACGGCCCGCGCACCCACCTGATTAGCCCACCGGGAATCCATCATCTCGTCTCCTGCACGGATGTAATCCCCTTCGTGGATACCGGCCCACATATTCTTAAACTTACGCAAACGAGGGACACCCAGATTGAAGGCCATATCCAGCAACACACGAATACGCACATCATCTAATCTTTCCAAGCACGGGTGAGCATCGAGTAGTTCACGTTCCACGATGTCGATGTCGTTGCCTAGCAGGAACCGTGCATCCTTCTCTGTAATCCCGTTGGTGTGTATTTCTTCCCGCAACAGATTCATGTGCATCAGTTCACCGTCTGTGATGCCACGATCTTCTAGGTTGCGACCTACCCCAATCGTATCAATACCCAAAGTATCTTTGTATACTTTGAGTTCCAATCCCTCGTGCAGGATAAGCTGATCAATCAGTTTTTCGCGGTTGTATTCCATGAGACTTACCTTCGTTGTTCATCCATACGCCAAACGCACCTGTCATAGCACCCATTACAACGCTTACAAATGCGGATTGTGCTGCTGTCGGGTTGTCCAAGTTCATAAACCATTCTGCACAACGCCAACTCATAAGAGTCATAATCGCCATCATCAGGCGGGGAAGTATCTTCCATTTCAAGAATGTTTCTACTGTCATGTCTAACCGAAGTAATTCTTGGGCTTGTTGCGCTTGTTGACCCGCTTCTTATGAACGCCGGGTCTGCGAATACGCCGCTTCTCTATCTTGGTTGTAGCGAATAACTTTGCCATTATTTCTTTCCAAAGAATTTCGTTGCCGATCTGACTCCAAAACTTGCAGCAACAATAACGCCCAAGCTGTACTGGTACCATTCAGGCATTTGCTCCAACTGTTGAAATCCATTTTGGACCACCGTTTCCATTCCGGGTATGAAGGCAAGAATAAGGGGTATACTAAATAGGATGGTAAGCCACTCGTCTTTCCAGCTACTCTGGCTACCTTTTGCCATCTCCAGATCCCAATCGATCTCTCCGGTGGCTTTCTTTTCCATAATAGTTGCTTCAGCCTTTGCTTTGGCAACTTTTGCTTCGGACTCAGCGCGGGTCTTTTCAACCTTGCCTTTCATCCATGTTCCGGCCAACTCTGATATGGGGCCAATTAGTGCAGTCCACATTACCACTTCACCTTATGTGACCAATATTTTGCTGACAGCTTTGTAGTAGGCTTACCCTGTGCGTTATGACGGGCATAGTAGCTACGCTTCCGTGCCTTGTCTTTTGCTGTCTTGGGATTTTTACCTGCACCACGAACACCCTGTTGCCCAAAACGAACAAGCCGCACTTTGTCGCCTTCTTTGGCAAGCACGGCATGGGATTTCTTTGGATGCTTTGGAGTTCTTTTCGGTTTGTTGTATCCTGCAAACCGTTCACCGCGATAAGTAATAGCCATTGTGGGTTTACTCCCGGCTGGGTTAAGAGCCTTATATCATAAAAAATAGGGGTTGTCAAGGGGGCAAGTTGCCCTGCCCCCCGACAGGTTAATTAGGCGAACGCCGCAGCAGTTTCGCCAGAACCCAGTTCTGCCATCAGTGCGAACACGCGAACCTTGCCAGCAAAGTTAGCGGTGTCAGCAGACAGATCCAGTGTGTCTGCAGAGGTATACAGCTTCGGAGTAGCACTCATTTCTACGCCGTTAGCAGTGTTACCGTCCAGATCTGATACCCACAGATCATCGTCTGTGTCGCCCAGATCAATCAGTGAACTTGCACCACCAGCAGTCAGAATTTCAACACCGGCCATCAGGACCAGAGTGTTGGCGTTCATCTCGATTGCTTGCACAACGTCAGTGCCAGCAACGATGTTGGTAGTGGAAAAGTCCAGCACAACTTCAACCAGTTGCGGCTTGATGCCAACAGGAACGCCAGCAACAGCATTAGTTACAGTGTAAGTAGCCATTATCTAGTCTCCCTATTAGTCAAGGCTCACAACGCCGCGAACGATGGCTTCCGGACGCAGAACTTTGCGACCGAAGACATGCAGACCGCGAACGATGTCGCTGAAGGTTTCGGTTGAACGCACAACTTCAGTCTTCGCAATGTGCGAAGCAGTTGCGGTTGCTGACATGTGACCACCAAGAATCACGTTCTCAGTGCCATCAGTTGCCAAGCCGGACAGCGTTACTTGGTCAGTGCCACCGTTGGAAACGAGGGCGGTTGACTTGTAGCACTGGAAGCCAGCAATGTTGCCCAGCGACACAAGGCCGTTACGCAGCGGGGAAGTTGCATCGCCAGTTACCTGAACTTCTGCGAACTTCGCACCGGCTGAGAACAGGTGCTTGTAGAAAGCCGGGGGAGCAACGAACCAGCGGTTCTCTTCCGGAACGGACTGGTTGTCGAGGGCTTCAGCCATTGCCAGCATGGTGTTAATGGCAGTGTCACCCGGGGTGGTTGCGCCACCAATATCCAGTGCGGAACCCAGAGTCCCGATACCGGAAACCTGTGCAACAGACGCACCGGACTCACCATTCAGGCCAGCATCAGTGGCCATCAGGTCGAGGACGTTGGCATCATACTTACGCTTCAGTGAGTATGCACCAGAGGAGGTGGCCAGAGCCTCGAAGTTGACGTGTGACTGACGTTCTTCGATGTCGTCAATCTTGAACGCAAATGCGTTCGCTTGGTCAACCACCATAGTGGTTTGATCGTCAGCCAGATCCTGCGGGTTCACAACGGAACCACGAGCATAGCTGGAGACGGTGATTGTCGGTTCTTTGATGATCCGAACGGTATCGCCAAAGTTCTCAATCTCACCCGCGTAATCGGTATTCGTAATGTCTTCTGCAACCGAAGCACGCCGGAAGAATTTGAGGACTTTTTGGCTGAAAATTTCCGGGGTAAAGTTCCCGGAAGGCAGGTTATTATAACCTGATGCGCTATCAAAAGCCATTGGTCTTTCCTTCCAATTTTGAGGTTAGGTTAGTTGTTAAAGTCGATTCGCCCTTCAGCACGTGCGATGTCCAACTCTTCTTCGAGTTTCTCGAACTCCCACGGCTTCAACTTGGCGATTTGCGAAGCCTTCCAAATCTTACCGCCGGTTTCCTTTACTGCAACCTCTTTGGGTTGTGGCTTGGTTACGGCAGCGGCAGCATCTGCTGTCTTGCTAGTCTTGGAAGATTTCTTGGTGCTGATTCCAACATCAGCTTTGTAGAGGTCAATGACCCGTGCTGCAAGTTTAGCGTTGGTGTTGTTCTTGTAGATACCATCGCTAAGTGATTCCGGCTGTTCGTCCAGCCATGCAAGGAACTTGTCGTTAGACTTGAGTTCGTTGAAATCGGGATGCAAGCGAAGGAGTTCCTCGTAGGCTTTGTCCTTCTCAAGTTTCTTTTCCCGTTCCTTGATTACATCAAGTTCTTCACGCAGCTTTGAAATGTGAGTTTCAGCTTGGAGAGTAGAGACAGTCTCCACAACATCAAATACATCCGGATAGCGTTCCTTGAACTCTGCCAACTCTTCAAGAGTTTTGGGTGGTGTTACCCCCCGTGGCATTTCGTAGGCTCGTTCCTTGATTGACTTGAGTTGTGTAGCCAACTCTTCACGTTCACTCTTGAACTCTGCGATTTTCTCATCGTAATGACGCTTCAGATCATCGTAGCGTTTCTTGTAATCGTGATCGCCCCCAGCTTCTTTCTTGGGTGCAAAGCTGTCCCCCGCTTCTTCTGCTACTTGAGGAGTGGCCTCTTCGGTGTCCTCTGTTGCTTCTACTTCCGGGGTTTCATCCTCGTCATCCGCGTATACATCGTCTTTGTATTTGTTGCGGTAGAGATTCGGATTGTTGGTTGTTCCAAAGGAATCGTTTGCTTTATTGGCACGGTGGCCTCTTGCTTGTTTTGCCATTTTAGTTTACCTCATATTGCGGGGCCACTTGGCTGTGGGTAGCCGCTTCGGTTGTGCTGGGGCCGCGTTGCGGGTAGCCAGCGAATAACTTACGGATATTCGGGACTCTGGAAAGTTCTGTAGAACTCGTGTCCCCCTAGTTCCGTAGCGTATTCTAAATCTTTGGACTCTCGCATCCATTGGCTAGGTGCGTTTGCTTTGGTGTAAAACAACGTGCCAGCGGGGAGTCGTCTAAATGCTGCGCGGTCAGGCTCCGTGTCCAGAGTATTTTCCGCTGCAGTAAATGTCTTTTCTAAACCTTCTGCTGCAAGCCCCTTGCGAACCTCTTTAAGTCTGTTATAGAGAGTAGTAGGTTCTAATCCAGAGAACTGAAAGGCCCCTTTACGGGTCTGCTGCAGCAAGACATCTTTTATGGTATTTACGTTTTTGAAATCGCGGTAGTCAGATTCAGCCCTGTTCTTAATTACTTCCCCGATTGCTTCCATGCTTTCAAGGCTGTCTTTGGCTGCTGTTGTCTCTGTCAGAAGCAAAAGAGCAAGGGCTTCGCGTTCAGAAAGGCTGTTTATAAAGTCCCTAATCTCACCGCGCTTTCTTTTCCGCATACCAAAATCAGCAAACTTTTGAACAGACTCAGCAGGAGCAGGGGTCTCTTCCATTGGGATGTCTTCTCCAACATCTCCACCTTCAGCCCTGCTGATAAAGCCGCCTGTTGCAGCTTGTTGAGTTTCCTGCTGTCTGCGGCGAACTTCTTCTTTGCCACGATTGTTGATTTTGTTGAGACGGTCGTAGCCAATGATTTTAGCAATCTGTGGTGCAACTATGACTTCACCGCGTGATACTGCTACATCTATAAGTTTATCACCTGCAGCGGATTTGTCAACCCCTGCCCCCGCTTTTGCTGCTTCTTTTTGGGCATTTTCAATCATTTTCTTAATATCTGCACTACCTGCAAACTCGACAGCGGCAGCATTGATAACAAAGGTTCCCTCCGGCAACTCCGCCGGGACGTTATCTGCAACGGTCTGACCATCCGGCACTTGCTCTGGGGGACGGTCAACAAAGCCGGAAGGCATCTGGGCTACGCCGCCCTGCTGCATACCTACGCGGCCACCTTGTGCCAGCCAACCAGAATAAGCAGCGGCGTAATCTTGGGAAGTAGGTTCGGTATCTGCTTCGTATAGGCTTGCAACTTCCGCTACTGTAGGTCCTTCATCGCCTGTAGGTAATCCTACATCTTCTGGGGCAACTTGTGGAGCAGCCCTTACTGCTGCTGCTGGTGCTTCCTCTTCGGGCTGTGTGCCAGCGTCTTTGAACCGTTGGATAGCTGCATTGACTACATCACTGGGAGCCTTTGCCCCTTTTGCAAACATCGGGGCTTCTTTACGCAAATCAGACAGAATACGGGTAGCCGTGTTGTAGTCCACGTTGTAATGGTTAGCCAATTCTTGGGCTGCTTCTTGGGAACCATACGCTGCACCTTGCCCGTAGGCATTTACAAACGTTCCGTATGCGGTGTAGTTGCCCCCTAGCTTCTTTGCAACTTCAGCAGGAAGCAAACCCGCTGTTCCTGTTGTTTTCCACGTTCCGGTATCTTCGTCATAGCTTTCCTGCATAGACCCCGGAATGTAACCCTTTAGGGTTTCTTCCAAAGCACGAACTTGATTTTGTTCCAAGTCCTGCAAGTTACCATAATAGTTTCGCCTACCCGGTGCGCGAGTAATCTTTAAACCATTCAGTTCCATCATAAAACCAGCGTTTAGGTTACCCGTAGCCGGGTCTGCTGCAGCTTGTATTGCGGATATATCTTTGGAATGGAAATACATGGCCGCATCCCATACCGCACCAACTATTCCAGAAGGACGGTAGGAATCATTCCCAAAGGGGGCTGGTTTAGCCTCCCCACTTAAAACACCGCCAATAATTCCGCCCATAGGAGCCATGATATCAGCAATTCCAAATATCGCCAATTCTGTCTTGCTTGGTTCTTGAAACTTGATATTGCCGATAGGAGAATCCACCATATCGGTCTTCTGGGCTTTTACAAAATCATCGTAGCTGGTGTAGTTAATGTCGCTGACGTTGCCGTAGACTACAGACTTGGTAGGATCAGATATGGTTACCCTGCCTTTGCCTAATACTGTTGCTGAAACTGGGGGTGCAATAGAACCGTCATCTTCGGGGGCAGCAGATACAGGAGATAACACAGAGGGCTGAACCTGTGTCTCGTCTTCATCTTCCTCTGCAATCGTCTTTACTTTGATTCCTGTGCCAAGAGTTTGGTTGTAGAAATCAACATAGCTATTCGCATAATCTTCCGGAGACAACGTTGTAGATTGCGTGAAGAATGAAGGGAGAGTATCAGCCATTTTTTACTACCGCCTCGTGGTTAGATTTCAGTTTCGCCAGTGTTTCCAGTAAAGCCAGCTTCCCCTGCGCTTGGCGCAGTTCCGACTCCGATTGTGCCGTTACCACGGCCCGTATCATCGTTTCCCTGTATTCCTGCAGGTACTCCTCCATTAGGGGCCATTCCTTGCTGTTCACCAGCGGGGCCAGCTTCTGCGCTTGCTGCTTGTTGAGCATTTGCCATCATTCCTTGTAACATCTGAGCATAGAGTTGTGCTTCGTTGGTATCATTGACAAGGCTATCCGGATCGATGTCCTGCGTGATAGCCAGTTCCCGCATCAGGTTAGGTATCTTGATGAACGGGGCAAGCATCGGGTTAGCTACCGTCTGAAGAAGCGAGGTAAGACGCTGACTGCGAACTTCCTTCTGCATCACTGCGGCAACACCGCGAGGCTTGATTTCCAAATCTCCTTCGATCTCCTCCACGTTGTCGTTAAACTGCATATTCCACTGGAAATATGATTCGCCCAACGGCTTCAAGAGGTAGTCATCGATGTTCTTGATGACAGTCTTCATGGACAGTCCTGCCGAACCCATTAACATAGAAAGGCCCGCTGCTGTCCGACCTGTGCCTGTTACACCTGTCTGCCCGTGCATAATTGACGGAATACCAGTCTCTTCATCCGCAAGCTGTCGGCTAATCTGATACATCTGGATGTTCTCAGGGGCCGTGTTCGGAAACTTGAGACCGTTGATTGCTGTTCCGGTAACTCCCGACTGCCGCCGGAATATCTTACCGGGGAAGATATCCATGTTCTGACCGGGAACCAAGCTGGCTTCATCTACATCGAATACCAAGTTACCTGCCAGTGCAAGGTTGTCGATTGCCATCCGAACGTGGCCGTTCATCAGCATCTGTGCGTCTTCCATGTTTTCCGCAACACCAACCCCCCAGATCTGATAGGGGTTGATTTCAAACGGGAACGCTTGGAACGGAATACGTGCTGGAGTAAACGGGTTGACTACACAACGAAGGACAACGTTACCGCACACCCAGACGTTGACCTGCATCTGGTCAAACTCTGACATATCCTGTGCGCCTTCCAAGCCAGATTCTTCGGCAAACTTGGAATCGATGACACCCCAATACTCCAGAACCTCAAAACGGTTCTCCTGATAGTAGGGTTCAGTTTCATCTTCACGAATGGTGTCTTCGTAGTATTTATCATCGTAGTTAGGTCCGCTGGCAATCGCTTCCTGAACTGCAGCCGCATCAAAGTGCGGACGCATAACTAGGGAACGCAACTGTTGGCGATTCATCCGGTGACGCTGGATTACATACTCGCAATCCTCAATGCTTGTTGCAGATGGGTCTGGATGGAAATCCCACACAGATACCGTCTCGATACGCGGCACAACCTTCTCATACGGCATATATTCCCGTTCACCTTCATCATTGCGGCCCCACTTGTGGACACGCTTGTAGAAGTTGAAGGGGCCTTTGACAATGCCCGTGCCTAGCAGGGCAGACTCAAAGATTGCCTTGCGAAGAACGTTGACAGCGTTGGTATCGAGAAGCTGATCGTGAATACACTTCTCCATCTGACGTGCCATTTCCGCAGCAGGTTCCAACTGTGGTTCGCCCAACTTGGACTTACCGGGAACCAGCATCTCACCAAACTCTTTACCGTAAGAACCCAGATAATGGGCCTCACGTCCGCCCGGGGGCAGGTCCCGGCCATCACCCGGAAACCCATCAGGGTCCATCGGTTGCTGCTGGGCTTCATCGAGAGGTGTCCGCATGTGAGCAAACTCCTCAATGCCTTCCGGCATGGGAGTGGACTCAACTACAATCGGAAACTTCTTATTGGCAAACAAGATATCGACAATTTGCCCGTAAGCCGCAAGGACCTTTGTTTTGGTAATCTTGATAAACACCTTAGAGCGTTCTGAATCCCGATACTGGGTGGTCGAATCGTAGATGCCACGAAAGTTCTTGTAGGCTTGCAGCCAACGTTGTTCGTGAGCATACCGACCGTTCTCAGCATCCTCGAATTTAGAACGAATAAGCCCAGCCAGACCGGGCATCTGCTCCGATGGGCTGTTTACCGGGATCGCCTGATCTTCTTCCGGTTCCAAGAAATTGTCAGCCATTGGATTTCCTTAGTAATCGCGTTCTTCAGCCAGTTTCATAACAGACGGGTCAACCGCTGTCTTAGTCATCTTCTTTGGCATATCTTCGGTCAGGGCATCGGTCTTTGCACGTGTGTCAAATTCCAAGCCTTCACGATACAGGGTTGATTCGCCCATGTTTGCATCAACAGAAGTCTTGTCGGAACCCATGATGTAAGATGCACCGTAGTTGTAATTATTAATCGGCATTGGTTTGTCTCCTTATCTATTGATAAATCCGGACATGCCTTGTCCGGTCATTGCCCGGGTAAGTCCGGACACAAATCCTTCTTGAGGAACTTGTTGTTTGATCTTTTCGGTTACAGGCTCTGCAGCGGCCTTTACAGCCTGTTCAGCCACTGGTAATGCTTCTGGGATACCTAGCGTAGCTTCTTCTAAAACTGCCCGCCCTGCGGCCTCTAAGGGGCTTGCTCCTGCCTCTTGTGCTTCCATAAAGGTGGGAACTGCCCCCACAGCAGGAACAGCCTTTAGAAGAGGCTTAAAATTCAGCTTCCGCAGCTTTTCTTTCAAGCTATCAGAGAAATCATCCGGCGACTTGATGTTTGTCAAATCCGTTGTGGTCTGTGCCTTTGCCTTCGCCCGTTCTTCAGCGCGAATTTCCTGTTCGCGTATCCGGCGTTGCTCTTTCGCACGAATAGCATCTTCGTCTAACTCTTGTATTTGAGCAGCTTCTTCAAGACGGGCTTTTTGTTTAATCTGCGCTTGACCAAGTGCCTCTTCTTCACGCAGTTTACTCTGGGCTATTGCTTCTTTTTTATATTGCTCTGCCTGTTCTGGATCAGCAGGAGGTATGTTTTCTTTTGAGTATGTTCCAGAGTTTGATTCTAATGTGTCGATAAATTCATCTGGTAGAGCATCTAAATATTCATCTGCTACTAAAAGATCACGACTAACTACAGTTTGCAATGCTTTTTCAGGAAAAGAAATGCCTATATCAGCAGAAAACTGGGCTACGCTTTGCGTTGCTGAATAACCAGCGATAGAAGCTACTAATTCATTTGCTGCACGATTGATGCGCCTCTGCCTAGATGCCATAGTAACATATCCAGCAGCTTCTGACTGAGGCTTTCTTCCATTTAAAAAGTCTATATCATCCAACGATAGCCCTGAATCTGTAAGAATAGTTTCATTAAGATTTCGTAGTTTGTAGACTGTAAAGTTTTCTGATTTTATGGAACCGTCCGGTTTTGCAAACGTGACTTTTTCCATTGTGTCTGTGAGCAAGGTATTAAGTTTTGTTTGATTTGCTTTTGCGTTTGGAAAAATCAAACCAGAAGTTTTATCGCCTATCTGTTCATTCAAAACACCTTGAACAGCAGGATTTACAACAAGAAATTTATTCTTTTTACTCTTGTTGTCAAAGAATGTTAAAATGCCTTTTTCTTTATCGTAGTTTTCAATTTTGAATTGACTTATATTTTCTGGACGAAAACCACCAAACAAATGTCCTGCCATTTGATTACGTATTTCTTTGGGTATAGTTTCATCCGCAAGAATACCCTTTAGTTTTTGATATACATCTGATTGAAATCCTACCGGAATCTTTCTCTGTCTCTTAAACGGCCAACCAGACTCTTTATCAAACTTGTCTTTTCCTAAAGACTTTTCTACCTCTTTTTTTACGTAGCCTGAACCAAATCCTGCGTTATCAAACATAGTATTTAAGCGAGTTATCAACCCGCTTGATCTGGTACGCAGAGTAGGAGAAGCTTTTAAGTCGGCTTCACGAAACTTGCCTTCTGAAATAACGTCACCAATAACTTGCCCAACATCCATGTCCTTTACGATCATATCTAAGATGGGCGTACCTGTTACTTTGTCAACAATTCCTTCCAGACGTTTTACATGACTGGCTACTTCTGATGGCACACTACCACTAGGCTTAGACGCAGCCTCCAATTCAAAAAGCTGACGAAACGTCAACTGTTTCT